GGCAGAAGATGCAGGCGCAGGCCGCGAAGGATCAGGTCGAGCAGCAGCTGCAGGCGCAGAAGCTGCAGATCGAACAGCAGCTGGAGCAGTTGCGTCAGGGCCGCGAGGACGCCCGCAAGGCGGCCGAGCTGAACGCGCGCATGACCATGAACCAGCAAGATAACCAGACGGCCATGCAACTCGCGCAGGCCGAGATCATGTCTGGTGAACGTATCGCGGTCAGCACAGGGACCGGGATCAACCCCAACCCGTAAGGAGAAGCAAGTGGCAAAGAACAACGCAACAGGCCCAACGCCGGGCGGCACCGTGAGCGGCGACGCCGTCTCGCAGCACAAGAAGATGGCGATGGGCACCATGCCTAAAGTGTCGACGTCACCCAAGACGCCTGCATGAGGATCGAGATGCTGCTCCAGCGGCTGGTGGAAGAGCAGGCCATGCTTGCTAGAGAGACGCTGGAGCAACCCTCGGGCCGAGAGGCATACGACTTCGGACGCGCTGTCGGCCTGTACGCAGGCATCGAGCGCGCCAAGATCGTGCTGATAGATCTGGTCAAAGAGCACGAGCGAAAAGGCTTTGACCTATAACAACGACACGGATGGAGCACCCATGTCAGACATCATCAACCAAGTATCATTTGCGTACAGTAACATCGACGAGGCGTTTCCCTCAGTCGACCCAAACTTTGTGCCGTTCGGCAGCCGCGTGCTGGTGCAGATCCGCTCTGCCAAGCGCAAGACGGCCGGCGGCATCATCCTGACGCAGGACGCTCGGGACACCGAGCAGTGGAACACGCAGGTGGCCAAGGTCATCGCCGTGGGCAGCCTCGCGTTCAAAAACCGCAACACGCAAGAAGCGTGGCCCGAGGGTTCGTGGGCCGCGCCGGGAGACTTCGTTCGCACGCCAAAGTACGGCGGCGACAAGTGGACAGTTAAGCACGGTCCAAACAACGAAGATGAAGTGCTGTTCGTGCTGTTCAACGATCTCGACTTGCTCGGCGCAGTGCCGGGCGATCCGCTGACGGTGAAGGCGTTTGTTTAACGATCTAGCGACACCCGTCGCTATAAGGCTGAAAGGAGCCGGTCATGAGTGACACACCAGATACCGAAGACGAGTTCGAGATCATCGAAGGTACGCCGCCCGCCGAAACCCCGGTTGACGCGGCAGACGACAGCGATGACGACGATGACGGCGATGATGAACGCCTCGCCGCCAGTCAGGACGACACCGACGACGAAGTCGAGAGCCAGAGCCGCAAGCGTCGCGTCAAGCGTCGCGAAATCCAGAAGCGCGCCAAGGAGAGCGCACAGCGCGAACTGGAGATGCTGCGCCACCAGAACGGCGAACTAGCTCGCCGCGTGGCCGCCATCGAGGGCAACACGCTGGCCAGCAACGTCAGCGCCATCGACCAGCGTTTCAATCAGGTGCAGCAGGAAGTGCGGCAGGCGGAGAGCATCATCGCCCGCGCCGTCGAGGCCGGCAACGGTGACGACGTGACCACGGCCATGCGTCTGCGCGACGAGGCGCAGCGCGAGGCGGGTATGCTCTGGCAGCAGAAGCAGCAGGTCGAGCAGGCCCGCCAGCAGCACGCCAACCCGGGCGCCGACCCCCGCACGGTGAACTACGCCAAGGAGTGGCTGTCGGCCAATCCGTGGTACGATCCGTCGGGCCGCGACGAGGACAGCGCCGTCACCAAGGCGATCGACAACAGCCTCACGGCGGCCGGCTACGACCCGACGTCGCGGAGCTATTGGGAGGAGCTGACGCGCCGCGTGGCGTCCCGTGTGGGCGGTTCGGCGGACGAGGCACCGGCCGCCGGCACACCGCGCCGCAGGGCGCCTCCACAGGGCCAGACGCGCGAATATGCGCCGACTTCCACCCGTAAAGAAATCTACGTGACACCCGAACGTAAGCAGGCTATGATCGAAGCGGGCATCTGGGACGACGTTTCACGTCGCAACCAAATGCTCAAGGCGTATCAGGCCTACGACAAAAACGGTTCGGCTAACTAAAGGAGTATGCCAACATGAATGATGATCGTATGGACGACCGCCTGAAGAAGGAACCGGGTGTTGCTCGGCGCTCTCGTGCAATGGATGACCGTCAGGTCACCGAAAGCCGCGAGGTTAGCGACGACGAGCGACTTGAGATGTTCCGCGCTCAACTATTTAACGACGCACTTCCTGATCTACCGGATCTACCCGGATATCATGTGTGCTGGCTCACCACGACCAACCCGCGCGATCCAATTCATCGCCGCATCCAGCTCGGTTACGAGCCGGTTAAGGCAGAAGAAGTTCCCGGGATGGCTCATGCCTCGGTCAAGACCGGCGAATATGTCGGCATGATCGCGGTCAACGAGATGCTCGCGTTTAAGCTGCCCGAGAGCCTCTATCAGAGGTTCATGAAGGAGGCTCACTACGACGCTCCGTTGCGTGAAGAGGACAAACTCGCCGAAGTCGCGGATAGCATCCGCGCGCAGGCCGAGCAGTCCGGCGGTCGGCTCATTGAAGGGGACGGTATGGATGACTTTCGTCAAGCCGCGCCGAGGCTGGCAGCTTTCAGCTAAGGCATCTCTCAATCAATTTTCTAAGGAAATAGGACATGCCAAGCACTGCATCCCCCTACGGCCTTATCCCAGTGAACCATCCGTCGGGCGTTGTACGCCCGTTCGCGATGACTTGCACCTCGGGGTACGCCGCGAATATCTTCCAGAACCAGCCGGTCAAAGTCGACCCGACGGATGGAACCATTGTCGTCGCCGCCGCTGGCGATGCGTTCATCGGCACCTTTCAGGGCGTCGAATGGACCGACAGCGACCAGCGTCGTCGCATCTCCAACAAGTGGACCACGGGCACCGTGGCTACTGAGATCGTCACGTACGTGACCATCGACCAGACGATCACGTACCAGATCCAGAGCAACGCTGCTCTGGCTGTTGCCGACGTCGGTAAGCAGTACGACTTCTCGGCCGCTGCCGGCAACACGACCACTGGTCTGTCGTCGCAGTCGCTGAACGTCGCATCTTCCGCCGCCAACGCAGGCCTCCGCCTGATTGGTATCGTTCCGGGTCCGGACAACAACTTCGGCGACACGTATGTCAATGCTCTGGTTCAGATTTCTGAGCACCAGAACACTGCCAACATCGCCGCTTATTAAGGAGGGCATGAACAATGGCTAATCCAATGCGGAGTACAGACTTCCGCTCCATCGTTGAGCCTATTCTTAATGAAGAGTTCAACGGTATCTACGACCAGCGTGCCGATGAGTGGGCGCAGGTATTCAAAGAGTTCAAGGGCATCCCCCGGAACTACCATGAAGAGCCTGTCCTGTACGGCTTCGGCGCTGCACCGGAACTGCCAGATGGCATGCCGGTCACCTACCAGTCGGGCGGCGTTCTGTTCATTCAGCGCTACCTGTACAAGGTCTACGGTCTGGCATTCGCCCTGACCAAGGTCCTCGTCGAAGATGGTGATCACATCCGCATCGGTCAGACCTATGCACGTCACCTCGCACAGTCGCTGATTGAAACCAAGGAAACCCTTGGCGCCAACATCCTCAACCGTTCGTTCACGGCAGCTTACGCTGGCGGCGACGGCGTTGAGCTGGTGGCCACCAATCACCCGATCGCCAACGGCACCTTCTCCAACAAGCTCTCGACGGCCGCAAACCTGTCGCAGACCTCGCTTGAGCAGCTGCTGGTGCAGATCCGCAACGCCGTGGACAACAACGGCAAGCGCATCCGCTTGACGCCGAAGAAGTTGGTCGTTGGACCGAGCAACGTGTTTCAGGCTGAGGTTCTCCTCAAGTCTGTGCTGCGTGCCGGAACGGCAAATAATGACATTAATCCAGTCAAATCAATGGGTTTGCTGGATGGCGGTCAGGCCAACCTCTCGCGTATCACCTCGACCACGGCGTTCTGGGTTCAGACCGACGCGCCCGAGGGTCTCAAGCTCGCGATGCGTCGCGGCCTCGAGAAGTCGATGGAGGGTGACTTCGAAACCGACAGCATGCGCTACAAGGCCACTGAACGCTACGCGTTCGGCTGGACCGATCCGCGCGGCGTGTACGGTACGCCGGGCATCTAACCTGAGCGGGGGGCTTCGGCCCCCCTCTCTTCTCTGAAGGAGAAAACAGATGTCTCAGACGACTTGGACTGGCCCACTTGCCTCCGGCGATAAGAACGCCGGTTTGTCAGGCGGACCCAACATCGGCCTTGCGGTTCTTTCGCAGACTGTGTTGATCGACTTCGATGCCACACTGGTGCAGAACGGCACGGTTTACCTGCCGTACGACAGCCAGATCGTGGACATCATTGTCGACGTGCTTACGCAGTACAACAGCGCCACCTCGGCGACTGTGTCTGTCGGCACGGCATCGGGCGGCACGCAGTACGCCAGTGGCGTTAACGCCAAGACCGGCATCCGCGTCCTTCCGACGTTCACCGCCGCACAGCTCGCCGCGATGGACGACATCGGCACGAACGGCACTGTTGTCGCTACGGTCACGTCAGTTGGTCAGCCTACGGCTGGTCAGGTGCGTGTCACGTACTGCTACGTGCAGACGACCGCACAGGACTAATGACTGTTCGCGAAAGCGATGGTATAGGGTGGGGGCCGGCCTAAATAACCGGCCCTTACTTCGCAGAAGGAACGCCCCATGGCGGACGCAGTAGCAACACAGACCCTGTTCGATGGCGAGCGTATGGCCATCATGAAGTTCACGAACATATCCGACGGCACCGGGGAAACCAAGGTTGTCAAGGTTGATGTCTCGACCCTCACCTCCAGCGCCTTCGGCAAGGCCTGCGACGGCGTGACGATCACCAAGATCCACGCCCTCACACACGGCATGGAAGTCGACATGTACTGGGACGCAACCACGGACGTGCTTATCGCCGTGATCCCGCAGAACAACATGTACTCGTTCGACCTGACGCAATTCGGCGGCCTGTGGAATAACGCCGGCGCCGGCAAGACCGGCGATGTCCTGTTCTCAACGCGCGACACATCTACCGGCGACACGTATACTATCGTCCTCGAGATGGTTAAGTCGTACGCGGAATAAATGGCATGAATGGTGGCACCTACGACAGCCGGATAGCGCAAGCCAAGCGTCAGATCGACGACGCCCTCGGCTTGCCGCAGCGCGTCAGCCCCCTCGGGCCGCCACCGAACCAACAGCAGCCGCCCGTTAGCGGTCAGGCTGGCCCCATGGCGCAGCAGATGCCTGCCGGGGCACCGAACCCCGGCGCACCCTTCGGCGCGCCTCCCATGGGCGCCCAGCAGCCGATGGGAGGCCAGTTTGCGGGCATGCAGGGCGGCCTGCAGGCGCAGGTGGGTCCCGCCAACGTCGGCGTGCAGGCGCAGATGGGGCCTCGCGGCGGTTTTCAGGGAATGCAGGGCAGCGCGGGCATGCCCATGGCCGGTGGCAATTTCGACGTGAACGCCGCCCTCGACGACGATATGAGGCTGCAGATGCTTCAGGCGCAGTATGCGCGCGGTCCGATGTCGGTATCCGGCGGCTATGAACCCGGCGCAGGTTTCGGCGGCGAGATGCGTTACGAGGACGGCCCCGTGTCGGTATCCGGCGGCTACGACCCGGCGCGCGGCGCCAACGTCAGCCTCGGCGTCCGCAAGCAGTTCAAGGAGGGTGGCCTCGCCACCGCCGGCGCGTGGACCCGCAAAGAGGGCAAGAACCCCGAGGGCGGTCTCAACGCCAAGGGTCGCGCGTCGTTGCGGGCGCAGGGGCACGACATCAAGCCTCCGGTCAGCGCCAAGCAGGCCAAGAAGTCACCGAAAGCCGCCGCCCGGCGCAGCTCGTTCTGCGCACGTATGGGCGGCATGGAGGGGCCGATGAAGGACGAGAAGGGCCGCCCGACGCGCAAGGCGCTGGCTCTGCGCAAGTGGGACTGCTGACATGAGTGACTTCGCCGTCAAGCCCATCTGGGACAAGAAGCGACCCGAGGATCTTGGCAAGCCGAAAAGTCTATCGGTGAAGCGCAAGAAATCTGCTAAGGCACGTGCGGCTGCGGCGGGCCGTCCTTATCCAAATCTCGTCGACAACTTGGCTGCGGCCCGCAAGAAAGGTAAGTGACATGGACGGTTTCAAAAACACGACGCGCATGACGAACATGGACGGCGGCTCCTGCTACGCCAAGGGCGGCAGCGTCAAGGGCGCCGCCAAGGTCGGTAAAGTGATGGGCGAGTTCAAGTCCGGCAAGCTGCACAGCGGCAGCAAGAGCGGCCCGACGGTGACCAACCCGAAGCAGGCGATGGCGATTGCCATGAGCGAAGCCGGCAAGAGCAAGACGCCGATGAAGAAGGCCGAGGGCGGCGCCGCGCGCAACCGCATGCCGCCGATCGGCGACAGCGTGGACAGCGGCAACCGCATGTCTAAGATGAATGCCGCTGATCGCGCTGCCGTGCTGCGGACGGCAAAGAAGAGCGTGCCTGTGGCCTCGCGCCTGCCGTTGATCGGCGACAGCGTGGACAGCGGTAATCGCATGTCCAAGATGAACGCCGCTGATCGCGCCGCCGTGCTGCGCACGACCCCCCGCGCAAAGGGCGGCGTGATGAAGAAGGCCAGCGGCCTCGCTGCCATGCCGAAGGGCGCGTCGAAGAACAACGGCCCCGCACGCAAGTACGCCAATGGCGGTCCGGTAACCAATCAACCAATGGGTCAAACTACTGCCGCCTACGGGGCCAAGCTGCGTGAGCAGATTAAAGCCGGTACGATGACCAACGCTCAGGCTCAAGCGGCTCATAACGCTTTTGTAAAGCAGCAGATGTCGCCTCGTGCCCTAGCTGCCGCTGAAAACGCCAGCGCAACACTTCGGGCTGCTTCGGGGCCGTTAGCGAGGGGTCTGCTTGGCGCCGGCGCCAAGCAGGCGCCTACGCCGCCGAAGCAGCCAACGAGGGATCTGTTTGCCGGCCAGAAGCCGCCGGTTGATCCGGGCATTGCGATTGATAGGCCGAGGGTTTCGACGCCGCAAATGCCGGTGTACGACCGTGGGCGGTCGACGCCGGAAATGCCGATGGTTTTGCCGCCGGAGTATGGCCGTGGGTTCAACCCGATGCCGGTGTATTCGCCGCCGATGGAGCAGGTGCAGCCGCCCAGCGGCGGCTACTATTCCGAGCCGATGCAGCCGTCCAGCGGCGGCTACTTGGGCACAAATATGACTAAGAGCCAGTTGCGACAATCTCTCCTAACCCCGCCAACCCTATTTGGCACTCCGGCACCGTTCACACCGCCGATGCAGCCGTCGATGGAGCCGCCGATGCTGATGCCGCAGCCGATTGGTAAGCCGATGCCGGTGTATCCGCCGCCGGTACAGCCGCCAGTGCAAGCCCCCGCACCACAAGCTCCCGCAGCCTTGCCCGGTGCCCCGCAGACAAATCCGCGTTACCGAATGGGCGGCCTTGCGGTCATGCCGAGGGGCGGCAGGTACTGAGACTGAGGCGTAAAGGAAACTCAATATGGCCAATGCACTCTACCCGAAGTGGAAGGAGCAACTGCTCCAGTTCACTGCGAACAACAACTTGTCGGCCGGCACCGTTAAGGTGGCGCTGGTGGACACGGGCGTCTACACCTACAACGCGGCGGATCAGTTCTACACTTCGGTCTCGTCGGCCGTCGTGGGCACGCCGCAGACCATCGGGAGCAAGACGTTTACCAATGGCGTGTTCGACGGCGCGGATGCTACCTTCACGGCAGTCACCGGCGCCTCAATCGAGGCGCTTGTGCTGTACGTCGACACCGGCACCGCCGCCACGTCGCCTCTGGTGGCGTACATCGACACGTCAGTCACCGGCCTGCCGGTGACGCCAAACGGCGGCGACATCTCGATCACGTGGAACGCTTCGGGCATCTTCGCGTTGTAAACCCTTGCGAGGATTAACACATGGCACTGGTTCTCTCTAACCGCGTGCAGGAAACGACGGCCACTACGGGGACCGGCACGGTAACTCTTGCCGGCGCCGTATCCGGCTTTCAGTCGTTTGCGATCGTCGGCAACGGTAACACTACGTACTACACGATCACCAGCGGTACAGATTGGGAGGTCGGGATCGGCACGTATTCTACGACCGGCCCCACGCTGGCGCGTACAACGATCCTGTCGTCTAGTGCAGCGGGTGCTGCTATTACCCTTGTAGGCACCAGCACGGTGTTCTCTTCCTACCCGGCGGAGAAGGTTATATCAGACGGCTACGGCCTTCTCCCCGTGGCCAACGGCGGCACAGGCGCGACGACGCTGACGGCTAACAACGTCCTGCTCGGTAACGGCACATCGGCGGTGCAGGTAGTCGCTCCCGGTACTACTGGTAACGTTCTAACCAGCAACGGTACGACATGGCAAAGCACGACGCCCGCCGCCAGTGGCGCAACAGTGGGGCAGGCCATCGCCTTCTCCATCATCTTCGGACTGTGAGGAAATAGGTCATGGCCAACCCGAATATTGTTGCTGTCACCGCCATTCGAGGCGACAACAGCAGCGTCTCGCTGACTACCACCGCAGCCACGTCTATCGTGAGTAACGCCGCGTCAAGCGGCAAGGTGTACAAGATCAACACGATCATCGCGGCGAATGTCGATGGCACCGTCGCCGCCGACATCACGATCAACAAGTACAGCGCGGCGGCATTGGGCGGCACGGCCTTCCCGATTGCCTCGACCGTCTCGGTGCCCGCCGACGCCTCGCTGGTTATCGTTGACAAAACCACGGCGATTTACCTCAAGGAAAACGAGAGCATCGGCGCTACTGCCGGTGTTGCGAACGACCTTGTGATAACGTGCTCGTGGGAAGACATCTCGTAAGGACGGCGTAGGTGCCCATTAATCGCAAAATCGGCGGCTACATAACGGCGAACCCGATTGCGCCATCGTCAACGCTTGCTCGCGGCGGCTGGACACTCTCCCAGCAGCTTCAGGCTGTGTCGGCGGGCCTGTGGCCTTTGCCGCCGTTTACGGGTAGCATCGCCGTAGCACATGAAACATCGCCCCACATCACCGCTTACCCGTGGAGCGGCAGCGGCTTCGGAACTAAGTTTGCCAATCCGGCCACGCTGCCTACCGACACCGGCCTTGGCGTTGCCTTTTCCCCATCCGGCAACGCTATCGCTGTGGCGCACTACAGGTCTCCCTGTGTCACCGCCTACCCGTGGAGCAGCAGTGGCTTCGGCACTAAGTTTGCCAATCCAGCTACGCTGCCTACTAGCGAGTGTCAAGAAGTAGCCTTTAGTCCAGCGGGCGATGCCATTGCCGTGGCGCAATACTCTTCTCCATTTCTCGCGGCCTATCCTTGGAGTGGATCTGGTTTTGGGACAAAGTTTGCCAATCCCGGCCCGCCGCCAATCGGCACCGGCTATGGCGTGGCCTTTAGTCCCGCAGGAAACGCGGTTGCCATAGGTACTAATTGGGGCGGCGGAGGTTCGCCAATTTTAAGCGTTTATTCGTGGAGCGGCAGCGGCTTTGGGTCGAAGTTTGCCAATCCAGCTACGCTGCCAACATTTCAAAGCAATAGCGTAGCGTTTAGTCCGTCAGGTGACGCTATCGCAACGGCGACCGGCGATGCTCCCGGCGTATACGTCTACCCATGGAGCGGTAGTGGCTTTGGTACGAAGTTTGCTAATCCGGCTACGCTGCCAAACGGCGGCGGCAATGGTGTGGCATTCTCGCCCACTGGCGCTGCTATTGCCGTGGCACACGGCACAACGCCCTTCGTCTCGGCCTACCCATGGTCTGTTTCAGGCTTTGGAACAAAGTTTGCCGACCCCACCACGCTGCCCGCTGGAGCTGGCCGTGGCGTAGCGTTCTCACCCCTTAGCGACGCTATTGCGGTATCACACAGTACAACACCTTTTGTAACCGCCTACCCGTGGAGTACCAGTGGGTTCGGTACAAAATATACCAACCCGGCCACGTTGCCGACTGGCCAAGGCTACGGCGTGGCCTTCGGCGCAATCTAAGGAGCACAACACATGACCACACTCGACGAAGAACGCATCAAGATCATCACCGACGCCTATGAGCAGCGTAAGCGCGAAGTGATGCACCACCAGATCAACATCGACAATTACCAGTTGGCGCTGGTTGAGATTGCCGAGAACCATGCCGACTGCGAAGTGATGGCCGAGTTCGCTATCCGCCTACGCGAACTGCTGGGTAGTTCGCTCGTTGAGCAGGCAAAAGAGACCATCATGCGTGATGTCATGGCCAAGCAACTGGAGTCTAACTGATGTTTTACTACCTAAATCCCCCCGGCGGTTCGGCAGTGTATCCCTACACCCTGACCGATCTGCGTCTTGCCAACCCCGGCGTAAAGTTCCCCATGGACATCACCGATGCCATTGCGGCGGAGTATCACTGCTTTCCGGTGCAGCCGACCACTCCGGACAACGCCCCGACTGGCAAGAAGAACGTGCGCGCCGCGCCCGAACTGGTGGACGGCCTGTGGTTCGAACGCTGGGCGCTGGCGGACATCACCGCCGACGAAACCGCCGCACAGTGGTCTGCCGTGCGTGCCGAGCGCAACGCCAAGCTGGCCGCGTGTGACTGGACGCAGCTTGCCGACGCTCCCGTGGACAACCTCCAGTGGGCCGTCTATCGCCAAGCACTGCGCGACGTGCCGAATAGCCAGAGTGACCCGTTCAACGTCGTCTGGCCGACTGCGGGGTAATCAGCAATGAGCAATCGTTGGCCCGGCGGCCTGATCCGCAAGACACCTGTGACGCCCGCTGGCCCGTATCAGGACGGCGCGGCTCCGGGTGTGTGGACGCTCGCCGAGGCCGCGTACTGGACGAAGCAGGGGCTGTGGCCGACGGCTGGGCGAGGGCAGTTTATAGCGGTATCACACAGCACCTCACCCTTCATCACCGCCTATCCGTGGAGCGGATCTGGCTTCGGCACTAAGTTTGCCAACCCCGCAACACTGCCGACTGGGAATGGCAACGACGTAACCTTTACCTCAGCGGGCAACGCCATCGCTGTAGCGCACGCCACTTCACCCTTTGTTTCAGCATACCCATGGTCTGGTGCTGGCTTCGGCACTAAGTTCGCCAATCCGGCTACGTTGCCGACTGGGGATGGCAACGACGTAACCTTTACCTCAGCGGGCGACGCCATCGTGGTGGCACACACCACTTCACCCTTCGTTACCACCTACCCGTGGAGTGGCTCAGGTTTCGGAACCAAGTTCACCAACCCAGCTACGCTACCGCCTAGCACTGGTCGCGGCGCAGCGTTTACCTCCGCAGGCAACGCTATCGCAGTGGCGCACTCCAACACGCCCTTCGTCTCTGCCTATCCGTGGTCTGGCTCCGGCTTTGGCACTAAGTTTGCCAATCCCGCTACGCTGCCTGCATTTGATGGCTATGACGTAGCTTTCAGCCCCTCTGGCGATGCTATCGCCGTAGCGCACCAAGGTTCCCCCTTTGTCTCCGCGTACCCGTGGAGCGGCTCTGGCTTTGGAACAAAGTTTGCCAATCCGGCCACGCTGCCGGCCAGCAATGGCTTTGGTGTAGCATTTACCCCCGCAGGAAACGCTATCGCCGTAGCGCACACTACAACGCCTTTCGTTTCCGCCTACCCGTGGAGCGGCAGCGGTTTTGGTACTAAGTTTGCTAACCCCGCTACATTACCCGCTGGCAATGGCTTTGGTGTAGCCTTCAGCCCATCAGGCGACGCTATCGCCGTAGGACACGCCACCACGCCCTTCGTTACCGCCTATCCGTGGAGCGGCTCTGGCTTTGGAACAAAGTTTGCCAATCCGGCCACGCTGCCAACTGGCGTTGGCAACAGCGTAGCGTTTGGCGCAACATAAGGAGCCCCCATGATTAAACATCTCATCAGCCGGGTCTGGCCCGAACCACCCACTACGTGATATAGTCCTGTGTCGCAGGTAGAAAGGAGGTAGCGCTATATGTTTGGTTTTACTTCCTTCGCCACAGCACCGTTTGCGGCGCTGTCGGGCGTCACTCTGCAGCCGGCGCTGTTCACGAACACGAACACGTTCTACAGCCCGACGGTTGCACCCGGAGCGGTGACACTCGCCCCGGCACTGTTCACGAACACGAACACGTTCTACAGCCCGACGGTTGCGCCCGGAACGGTAACACTTACCCCCGCGCTGTTCACGAACACGAACACGTTCTACAGCCCGACAGTCACGGGCGGCGTAGTCACACTGCTGCCGGCGCTGTTCGTCAACACGAACACGTTCTACAGCCCGACAGTCGCGCCCGGAGCGGTGACACTGCTGCCGGCGCTGTTCACGAACACGAACACGTTCTACAGCCCGACGGTTGCGCCCGGAACGGTAACACTTACCCCCGCGCTGTTCACGAACACGAACACGTTCTACAGCGCCACGGTGACGCCCGGCGCGATCACACTGCTGCCGGCGCTGTTCACGAACACGAACACGTTCTACAGCCCGACAGTCGCCTCCGCGTACACGATCGCCCCCGCGCTGTTCGTCAACACGAACACGTTCTACACGGCGGCCATAAGCTATGATCAAGTCATAGAACCGGCCCTGTTCGTCAACACGAACGCGTTCTACAACACGTTTGCCTACCTGTACCCGTTCCACCCGAACGACGTGCGCCCCGGAGGCAGCAGCGTCGTCCCGGGTCCGCGCGGGCCTATGCCGCCAGCGCCGAACGC